CCGGTCCCACTCCACACTATCCACGTTCATGCCTACCGCTCCAGAATGATGTTCTCTGTTGCGCATGTACCAAGCTATGTACCTACCAAAGTAACGCTTGCACAAAATCGTGTGGTCGAGAGGTCCTATGTTAAACACTCTCGCTTTGTGTCGTTTTTCTAAAGGTCTTCTTTCATCCTTCAACGTGTCGCACCACGTTGATGGTATCCGCTTCCCAAGCTTCGCCATCTTCAACCTCTCATCCAATCTCTCTCGCAGCATCGGATGGACAACCTGTAAATTGCCGACTTCCCCGTTGATGAAAGCCGACTTGCCGGGTTGATTACTCTTTTTCACTTTGACAAATGGAAAACCTGGAGATGAATCCAGATTGATTCTTTCAGCATAACGCTCCCCCTCAATTCCATTTATCGCCTCTTTTTCACTCAAAATTTCACGTGGATATTTCGGGTCAATACTAGATTGTTCGATTTTTGTAAACTCTAGGACTGTTTCCAGCCTTTTAAGATCGAAGTCTCTACCTGTAACACCATTTTTCTCCACTCCTCGCTCCAAGGGGTCATAATTCATTGCCTTGCAAAGGGGGTCGAATTTGCTAAGGCACGCTGGTCCTGTTGTTGGTTCATACACCTCACCGTGTATCTCACTTTTCCGTATTTCAGTCTTGTTAGGCTGAAAGAGGACATCCTTGGGTGGAATCCTGCCAACAACGTAAAATCTACCATCCGGGCACACGGTCAACTCACTCGTGCTCTGGACTACCATTCGTTCTTCAAACTCACATGGTCCAGTATCATTCACTTCCTTCACTACCAACTCTCGCAACAACATCTCACGTGTTATCAAAATGGCATCACCCACTCCTTCTAATCCAGATACATGAAATCCAATAATCTTTCCTGTTAGATGAGTGTTTTCAGCCACTATCAAACCTCCACAGTCTCCCGCAGCAGTCGCAGCACTATACTTGAATCCTTGAAGGACACTAGTAAATTCGCCATTTCCCACCCTGTTGATGAGCTTCGTGATCTTATCTAGTCTTCCAATTTTCGAAAGGGTTAAATCTCTCTGAATTGTATTCCTAGAAGCTAATATGGCAGGGCAGGATCCAATCTTATTCACTTCACTATCACTAATAAAGTGCTTCGTTATGTCTCTGAAACTTCGCACTGACGAAGGGAACTCATAAACCACACGGTCAATATACGTATTTTCCGTGCCAAACTTATCTGTTACAACAGCTTTAGTCATATGATGCAACCTCCGGGCACTAAATTCAGAAACAAACGGCATCCCTTGCGCAGTCATCTCAATATGGGTACTCTGGCCTCGCAACAAGAAGAAATGGGCTGGGAGTAAACACAACCTGTTTCTTATCATCACGGCATTCAACTCGATGGGAGATCCAACCCACTTCACTCGCACTAAATTCGATCTCACGATGTTATCCAACACATCTGCAGCAGTGGGGTCTATATAAGCCTCAACCCCTGGCCTAGGTGATTCCGGGTAATACGCTGGCAACG